ACGACCTGTCCTCTACTTATCAGCCTCTGACTTTCATCAATGTCGGTACTTCTGATGTTCCTGTGATTGCTACCACTGCAGGCAGTGCGGCTACGGGCGCAGCAAGAGTCACCATTATGTACGCTCAGAAGGCATCTAACGGTGCTGAAGACCCCGCAACTCCGTAAGGAGCAGGCGCTATGGAGTGGCAGAACTTTATAGATGCGGCGATAGCGATAGTTAGTGCCTTTTTCGGCTGGCTGTTCAAGATAATATGGGACGCTATCAAAGACCTTAAAGATGATATGAAAGACCTCAACACCACTCTGCATAAAGAGTACGTGCGTAAGGATGACTATCACATCGAAATGGCTAAGATAGAAACCATGTTCCAGCGCATCATGGACAAGTTAGACGGTAAGGCAGACAAGCAATGACTATGCCCTCACGAGGGATTTCCTCAATACAACGTAAAGCGACAGGTGATGATATGAAATGCGGAATGAAAAAAGGCAAAGAAGTTCGTAAAGGCATGCTCAAGAATAGCAGCAAAGCCAAGACCAAGATGGACTTGATGAATGTCGGTGCCGCAGAGTCTGCGGGTAAGATTCCGGGCTACTACAAAGGCGGCAAAGTAGACGGTTGCATCAAGAAAGGCAGAACTCGCGGGAAAATTGTATAATGGCAGGCGGAGCACAAGGCGGCGGGGGAAGACCCGCAGTAGGTGGAAATCTTCCACAATACCAAAACATGCTGCAGAATTATCGTCAGGGTGCAATGGGTATGCCTTCTCAAGTTCCGGGGGCTAACGTAGCCGCACCCGGTGGGGGTATGCCTCAGCAGTTTGGTATGGCTAAACCCGCTGTAATGCCGCAAGGTCCACAGATGTCTCAACCGCTTCCAATGGCTCCGCAACAGCCTCCTCAGATATCTCAACCGCTTCCAATGGCTCCGCAAGGTCCACAGATGTCTCAACCGCTTCCAATGGCTCCGCAAGGTCAGCCCTCCGCTCCGCAACAGCCGCAAATGTCACCAGAAATGATGGCGCAGCTACAAGCGGCTATGCAACAGCAGATGGCCTCTCAGCAGACTCAGGTAAACGGGGCACCGCAGAGTCCTATGAAGGTAGGAAGCTCCCCACCGCTGAATCAGCCACGGACAGGAGGTGTAATGCCTCAAGGCCCAATGCAAGCGCAACCAATACCAAGACCCATGCCAATGCCGCAAGTTATGGGTAATCCGAATGCCATGCCGCTTCAAAGGCCACAGCTGCAGGGCAGAGTGCCGACACTTCGTGGTAGAAGGTAATGGCTAAATCCCCAGCGTGGAATTGTTAAGGAATCAAGATGGCTAATACAAGTATTGTCAGTTCAGTAAGCCGCTTAGGTAAGTATGAACCCTTTAATCTTCAGGTCGCTCGTGGTCAGATCACGATGCACTCGGCGGTTATTATTTTTGGGTACAACGCAGATGTAGATACCTCTGAAGAGTCTGTTTGGCCTGACGGGGGTACAGTTCCCCATCCTACGGTAGCTTCGGTACTCAAAATCAGTTCTTCAAGTGAGGACGACACTTCCGCAGGCACAGGGGCAAGAACCGTTTTTATCGGTGGGCTTGACGGCGACTACAACGTAGTCAGTGAAACGGTAACGCTAAACGGGCAGACTGCAGTAAACACGACTAACAGCTATCTGTACGTCAATGAGTTCTATGTGACCTCTGTCGGGTCTGGTGGAGCTAACGCTGGTAACATCAATGCAGGCACAGGCACAGTAACGGCGGGTGTTCCAGCCGTTCTATATGACATCATCGCCACAGGATTCAACAACCGCACAACGGCGCATTACTGCGTTCCAGCAGGCTATACAGGCTATATGATGCAGGGATTGTTTTCTGCAGGACAGGCGTCTGGTTCCACTGCGGTTACGGGGTTTTTGAAGCAACACGGTCCTGACGGTGTTCTTAGAGTAGGTGCTGTGGCGGCAGTAAACAATGGCACCGCCGATTATTTATTTGAGTTTCCCTACCGTATTCCAGAAAAGAACTGTGTCGGCGCATCAGCGGTAGGAGCCGCTAGCAACAATTCAGTCAGTGCCTACTTCAATATCCTCTTAATCAAGAACAACGGTCAAGGGTAATGGCTAAAGAAGTTTGGGAAAAGGCGCGACCAAAGAGCTTGGGAAAACCCAAGAAGCTATCACCTGCCAAGAAGTCCTCAGCGAAAGCGATGGCAAAGGTAGCGGGTCGTCCTTACCCAAATTTGGTCGATAATATGCGGGCAGCGAGGAAAAGTAATGGCTAAATCCCCAGCGTGGACTCGAAAGGAAGGGAAAGACCCAAAAGGCGGTTTGAATGCTAAAGGCAGAGCCTCTGCCAAGAAGCAAGGTATGAACCTGAAACCCCCTGCTCCTAACCCGAAGACCAAAGAAGACGCAGGTAGAAGGAAGTCATTTTGTGCGAGAATGGAAGGGATGAAGAAGCAAAACACTTCTGCTAAAACGGCTAAAGACCCTAACAGTCGCATCAATAAATCTTTGAAAGCGTGGAATTGCTAAATGACCACCTCCGGCACAACCCTGTTCAATCCAGATATAGCAGAATTGGTAGAAGAAGCCTACGAGCGCGCGGGAGTAGAAGTACGAACGGGGTATCAGTTCAAGACAGCGCGTCGTTCACTGAACTACATCATGGCAGATTGGGCTAATAGAGGGCTTAATCTGTGGACGATAGAACAGGGCGAAGTGCCTTTGCTTGTGGGGGTAGGTGACTACCCTCTTCCCGATGACACCGTAGATTTGATTGAGACGGTAGTACGCCAGAACCAAGGTAGCCAATACAATCAGGTAGACCTTCAAATCCAGCGTATCAGTATATCCACGTATGCTTCAATTCCAAACAAGCTGAGTCAAGGCAGACCCATTCAGCTTTTTGTAGACCGGCAATCTCCGACACCGATAGCACGCATTTGGCCTCGTCCTAATGTAGATGGCTATATTCTGGTGTACTGGCGCTTGCGTAGGTTGTACGATGCTGGAGACTCTGGCACGTTGACGATGGATGTGCCTTTCCGTTTTCTTGAGGCATTGACTGCAGGGTTGGCATATCACCTCGCTCTCAAAACGCCAGAAGCAGAAGGGCGCTTGACTATGCTAAAACAGCTTTACGACGAGGCATTCCAGTTAGCCGCTGATGAAGACAGACAGCGCGTCAGTGTACGGTTTGTGCCCAGTGCGGGTTATATAGGGTCTAGGGGTTGGTAAGTGGCTAGTAGATTTGCTAGCGAGAAAAATGCGTTTGGTTTTTGCGATAAATGCTGTTTTCGTTATCCTCTAAAAAAGCTACGGCCCTACGTTGTTCTTGGTAAAATCATCAACCAAAGAGTTTGCCCTGAGTGCTGGGACCCCGACCACCCTCAGCTCTGGGTCGGCATCATAGGTTCTCGTAAGGCGGCGGACGATCCACAAGCGTTGCGTAATCCAAGACCGGATACTAATTTGAATGACTCCAGAGGGTTTTTTGGTTGGAATCCTGTGGATACACAGCAGGTAGATACCACTATAAATTCGGTACGTGTTACAATTAGCTAAACCACTGAGGTAAATAAAATGGCTATGTTTGAAGGTTCCGCTAAAGACGTCCGCGAGGATAAAAAATTGGCAAAAAAGCACAAGATGGGTTACAAAGAGTGGGAAAAGTCCAGCATGGACAAGAAGCACGACAAGCAGAAATCTATGAAAGGACTGAAGCGTGGTGGCGTAACCACGGGTGAAATGAAAGCCAAGGGTCGTAATATGGCTCGTGTAGCCAATTGCCGAACACAAAGAAGGATCAGCCGAATATGCTGGCATTAAAAAAATCAGCACCCCTGAAGGCAACGGCTATCCTAATACCCCGCCGAACACTCAAACCGTCAAGACCAGAGGCACAGGCGCTGCTGTTAAGGGCACCAAGTCTTCTACCAAGCTAGGCTAATAGAGAAGCACCGTGGGCATGAACTACCAAGAGCTTTATGACGCTATTGAAAGCTACACCGAAGTAGTCGATCAGGCGGATTTCCAAGCGAACATCCCAAACTTTGTGCAGAACACAGAGTTGTTGGTTCAGAACACGGTGCAGCTTCCAGCGTTTAGAAGGAATGTCACAGGCGAAGCCACACAGCTTTTTCAGTACATTAACGCCCCCACAGACTTTTTGTCTGTCTTCTCGCTTGCGGTAATCGACAACAGCGGGAACTACACCTACCTGCTGCAAAAGGATGTGAACTACATTCGAGAAGCGTACCCCTATCCTACCGCGATTGGCACACCGAAGTTCTATTCTTTGTTCAGTTCTACCGCGTTTTTGTTAGGCCCGACTCCTGACGTAAACTACGGAATGGAGCTTCATTATTATGCCGCTCCT